TGTGTTCGGGTCTAATGTCCGATTTATTGCGGCGATTATCTCCGCGTCCTTGCATTAAGCAAAAGAAATCCCCGTTAATAATTACTGGAATGTTATTCTCTTTGCAGAAATCCAAGTGTTTTTTAAGTAGTACCCAATCGCATTTAGGGTTATCCCAATGAAAGTCCGATAGCATAGCTACGTGAACTTGTGTACCCACTAATTGTAATTCGTGGATATTTTTTCCGTGTTTAATTAAGTTCATAAGCGTTAAATTTGCCCGAAATATCGGAAGAAAAGACGAACCCGCGAAATAAAGGCGCTATTTAGAATTAACTTTAGAACGAATCCGAGTACAAAAGCAAGTAAAACTAACCACCACGAAGTTCTATATTTAACAACTTGAACGGCCTTCGCAGTTTTCCATTTTGTCTTACCTTCAATTCGTAATGTCTTTACGCGTTCTTTGTATTCTATTCGTGTTTGCCAACGTGTTTTAGGAATATATATATTTTTGTAATTTATTACCGTATCGCGATACGCGATAAACTTTTCCCATACGATAGTATCGTTTTTTATTACGGGGAATGAATCCAATGTAGTTATTCGTATCGTGTCGCTATCGTTAACCACCTTTAGGCCGTGTTTAAGCGCTTTTCGGTAGTGGTATTGAGCCTTGCGTTCACTTGAACACGAAAGTAGCGTTAAAACGCTTAAAATCGCTATTATTCGAATCATAAACTTTGTAACATTTTAATCATTCTCGGACAAGGGTAAATATCTGCTTTGTCTTTTCTTACGGAGTTATGCGTATAGATTCCCTTAGAACCCTTAAACGCTTCGTTATCTAAACTCCAAATTTCCTTACGATAAGCCTTCGGGATTCCGTACGTTTCGCAAAGATAAACTACTAATTGGCGCGTTGCTTCTATTTGTGCATCCGTGTATTTGTACCAATGTTTATAACCCTTATAAGGAGTTTCTAACGTGGTAACATACGAAGGGTTTATTTCCCCGCCTACGTAGTTATAAAATTTTCCGTTTTTTTCTTTGAGCATTCCCCAATTACAAATTTCGATACCTACTGAAAGTTTATTTAGATTCTTATATGGAAGTCCACGCGTTGCGAAATCCTGCGAATCAATACCTAAGTGCCACGCCCAATGCTTTGAGCTAAAACATTGAACTATCGTTCCGTTTTCCCCAACTATAAACGCGGTTGCTATTTGTGAATCATTACTATTCCAAAAACGTGCTACGCCTTCCGCGTTTCCGTTCCCCGCGGTGTGGTGTAAATATATTTGCGTTTTGTCGCTTGCTTCTTCGAAGAATTGCCCTTTAGATAAACGCTTTTGTACTATTTTTTGAATGTCAAGGTTTAAGCTCATCCCACTCTTGTTTTTTTGCGGTTATAAACTCTTTGAATGATTTTAGAACGTCTTTTTTGGTTACGTCGAAGTAACTTTCATTAATGCTTTTTAACTCCGTGAAAACGCAATAAAACGTAAATGCTTTTGTTAACACAAGTTCAACGCTAATAAATATTCCGATTAAATCGGCGAGAATGTATTTTTCTAAAAAGAATACCGAAACGATACCACCCGCGTAAAGTAAGGTCTTTGAAATCGTACGGGCAAACCCTCTAGAACGTAAAGGTAACTTCAACTTTTTACTTCGCCATATTCCCGCGATTAAATCTAACCAAATAAAAAAAATAGTTATGACTACCATTCCTTTAATAGGAGATAAAATAGCTAAAAACGAAAGTAAAAAAAGTTGTAGTTTAGTATTCATTGTGGTAGTAGTTCAATAGCTCAAACGCTAAATAACTTGCGTAAGAAACTGCGAAAAGTTTGATAAATATATAAGGCGCTTCGTATAGCGTAAACGCTACGCCAGTAAAACTAAGTAGATAATAAAGTAACGATAGTCCTCGTAAATGATTAATCATACAAAGCGGTTAAAAAGTCGTTAATATTCTCGTAGGTGTTTTCGTTAATTAACATCGTGGTATCGCAGAAAATCACGCCTTTGTCGGTGGGTACGTGCGCTTGTGTTTCGTCTAGAATTTCCGCTTCGCCTTCGAATAGGTATTCGAGTTCGCGCATAACGAACCCGCCTTTAATGGTTGTTAGATTAATCATATATTTGAACTATTACTCGTTTGTGCCCTAAGTTGTCGGGTGTTGTTGTTGAATTTAAAACGGCAAAGATTAAATAATGGTCAATCGCTGGATTAAAGGGTATAAGTGTCAATGATGAAATTGCCAAATCGTGTGGTGTTTGCGTCGTCGTGTTAAATCCGTTCAAATTAGTTCCGTCAAAGAAAAAATTTCGTTCGAATCTTTGAAAATGATTTGCTCCCGTCATATTTTGCGCACTTGCCAACAAGGTTGCACCAGTTAAACTATTGGTCGTATTTAGGTACATTCTACCCGTTGAAGGTGTAGAACCCGCCGTTTTCGTTAGTAAGTTACGAACGTAAATCGAATTGTTTGTAACAATAGTTCCTGCGGGAATCAAAACGGACGCGCTTATTTGCATAGTCGTTCCCGTTAGGTTTAATCCGTTTACGCTTGCAATAGTTTGCGGGTTTAACCTTGGAATAGGAATAGCATCTAAAATTTCTTGTCCCGTTATGCTTTTACTCACAAAGCCATCTGCGGTTACTTCGGAAATTTCGAGTAAGTCCGTTGCTTCTAGGTTCGCGCCTTTTGGTGTTAACTCACTTATTCTTATTGACATTGTTTAGCTTTTTAATTAGTTTCTGCAACTTAATTACGTTGCTTTTCTTTGGCGTGTATTCCTTTTTTATATTACCCATCCGCTATAATTTGAATCCGTGTTCGGGTATATATCCGAGTTCGTGTTTGTGTAGTATTCGGGAAAAGTATTACCCGAGAATATCATATATTGAATAAACCGCTCCGTGTAGTTTTGAGCTAAATACTTTTGCTTGTCTACTAAAAAATCCACTTCGTTTTTTTCTACGTTTGTAGCATTCTCCGAACTATGTTTAAAGATACCTTTGTTCGCCATAGTGTAAGCCATAAAAGGAAGGTATTCTACCATAGCCCAATGGATAAGCATCGGCTTTAAGTAGGTTTCGACAAGGTCTAAATAAGGGTTAGCCAAAGTTCCCGCCACTATATCCGCTTTAATTTTATCGAGTAGTTGCGTTCCCGTGTATTGCTGAATGTGGATATCCTGCGCAACTTTAATCCATTGTATGAACGTATCGGTGTCTATGTTTCCGTTTAGTGCGGTAAAACGTACTAAATCGTCCCGTGTTATTAGTAATGCTTCTGCCATTTCTATTTAGGTAAAAATCCTCGGTTCGGCATATCTATCGGACGTGTCGAAACCAATGCGTTATTTTTAATTTTATATCCAAATTTCTCCGCTTTTTTAACGGCTATTCTTTTTGCGTTCGGGCTATTAACGTCGATTCCAAAACGGCTATCGAACTGCGCGTAAACTTGTTTGTTCCATCGGTGGTGGCAATTAGCACCGCCTTTATATAACCAAATATCGTAAGTTAGTGCGCCTTTTGCCCCGAAGCCTATTTCGCGCCCTTCTGCGTTAACGTAATATCCGTTTACTATACTTTTACTCATACGCAAAATGTCTTCTTTTCGGTATATCTTTTTAGACGATTTCATTAGTTTACAAAAAGGGCGTGTCTTACCGCTTTTACCGCCGTCTTCGCCTTCGTAAACATAGCGTGTAATAAACTTAACTCCTTCGATAACTTCGTCTTGTTCGGACTTAGCGTTAGGGAATGCAACGCCAGTATTAACCAATTCAACTAAACGTGAGAATAAACTCTTTTCGCCTTTAAGCGCTTTGTTTTCTTCTTCGTCCGTGTCGTAATCTACGGGCGCTTCGTCTATTAATAACCAATCCGCTTGGGGTTCTTCTCCGAATTCTTGTAAGGCTAACGCTATTTGTTCTTCGGTGCTTTGTGCTTTAAGTTCGGTTGCATCCGCTCCCGTTTCTTCCGTTACTTGTTCTTCCGTAGTGGCGTTTTCTAAGTCGGTAAATTCAAGTGGTTTTAACGTTCTAAAAAATAGTTTTAAGGCTATTCCGTTAAAGGCTAAAACTCTATCAAACGCTTCTAAGATTTCGTCTTGAAATGGCTTAATAACCATATTATTAAATAGAATAAACGAGTTTTGCAGTTCATCTGCGTTTGAGCTAAACCCATTAGAAGAAGCAATACCAAATAATAACGGACTTGTTACGTTGTGGCCTAACATTATTTTACGTAAGCATTCTTCGCTTAGGTACGTGTAATGGTCGGGTGCATCGTTTAATGGTATATCGTCCACCGTTGTTTTTGATTCCGAATTTAAGTTAAAGGCCACGATAACTTTTTGACCTTTTGAACCCGTTAACTTACTTAAAACTTTTTGACTAATTAGGTCTTGTTGTTCTTCGCTCGGTACTCCGTTATTAAAGTTTACTACTTTAGTACCGCTGAATCCGTTTTGAACTTCATTTATTAGATAGTCGCTTACTTCTTCTTCCAAAACTGCGTAAGGTATCGCGCCTTGGTAGTCGGGGTAAGCGTAATATTTCATTCCAACCCCGTAAGGCTTAACAAACATTATTTCTACTTTGTCTTTTGAGTGTCCGAACGCGGGAATTCGCGTAGGTGGAAACTTACGTACGTCTTCCCAATTATCCGAATAAAAATAACCCGTTATTTCGCCTTTGTCGTTGCATTTTTCCGCACGTAAAAGATTCACTGGCATATGATAAACCTTTAGTATTTTATCGTGCTTATCGTTGTAATGAACTTGCATCGCAAATTGCCCGAATAGTTTTCTATCGAATACCATTTTACGCAAACAATCGGGACTAAACAAAGTCATCATTTGAGCGTACTCGTTAGGCTTACGCGAAGCATCTAAGGCGCTAAGACCTTTGCCATATATTAAACGGCTTACGTTGTTTATAATAGCCCCGTTCGTAGTTGAATTCGTGTACCTATTAATTAGGTAATCGAAGTAATCGTTATTTTCTCCCCAACCTACCCACGCATCGCGTGAATTTTCTTGCAATACGGGTTGTTGGTATTCCGCTAATTGTAAAACGTGAACGTTATTCATACATTATAAAGTCGTTAGTTGTGGTATTGCTTATAAATTGCCCGTCGTTAACCGAGAAAGTGTCTATTGGTTGATTAGTGCAAAACATACGCTCTTTTAAAACAAGGTTTTGATTTGCATCGTATACTTGTAACCAATAAAAATGATTCTCTTTAGTTGGAAAAATACCTAAAGCAGCAGTATAATAGTCATTAGGTAAAATTTGAATGTTAGATACATAAACGCTTACATTCGTGTTTTCGTCAATTAAATATAAATCCTGCGCCATTCCGTAACGCACGATAAAATTAATTTGTTGTGGAGTAATTTGCTCTTTGACTACTATCATATATTTATAACTAGTAATCCGTTTTTTTGTGCAATAAAAAAGGGGTGTTTCCACCCCCTTAACGCATATGAAACAAAGTTCTTAAGAATTAACTACCGTTGGATTGTTAAGCAAAGTTTTTAATTGCGCTTCAGTTGAAGCATCTAAGAAATTAGCGGGAACGGCTTCTTGACCAGTAAAGGTTAAAGAATATCCGTTCATATCTCCTAACGCGGTTCCGTTAGAAATAGTACCCGCAGTAACGTCCATTCCTCGTAGAAGTCCCGCAATAAAGTATTGTCCCGCGTTTGTCTCAACGATAATGTTAGGACGCCCGTAAGATAATAACTTAACTTGCTTGTGAGTAATCGCGTCTTGTTTCTTTAATTGAACGCTTAATACTTGTTCGAAGAATGTTGTACCATTCTCACGTGAACTTGTAATAGTGGTTTCGAAGGAGTTTGTACCCTTTAATTCGAATTTGTAAATAGAAGACAAAGCGGGTAAAGTAATTGCCGTAATTTGGTCTTCGTAACCTGCCGTAGTATCGTAAGTAATGTCGGTTTCATCGTAAAGTCCGTAATTTAATACGTAAATGTTTTTTAATCCACCTACTACGTCTTTACAAGGCTCCAATCTACCGTGTGAAATATCGCAACTCATTTTATTTTAGTTTTTTAATGTTAAAAAAAAGGGTGGTAGTTTTATCCACCACCCCGTTATATTTTGGTTATGTGGATTATCCGTAAACTACGATATCTTCAATAACTCCGTATTGCGCACCCGCAGCGTATCGCATAATTACACGTACGTTGTCATCTCCTAAAGTAGCAGAAGTATCAATTACTCTAACTTCTTGCGTGTCGCTCAACAAAGAACAACCGAAGTAAAGGTTAGAAGTAGTTGTAGCCATCATAGAAGAAGAAGGCAATCCGTTAGCCATAAAGATAGGAACTCCGTTAAAAGTTACCATTCCGTTGTTGTACCACATTGTACCTTGAGCGTTAACACCCGAGTTAGACGTAGCCAAAGCGGAGAAACCACCTAATGCAGCAACATACGCTTTAAGAACGTTTTGTGCAACATATATTTTTAGGTCGGGCTTACCGAACAAAGAAGCAGGGATAGCATCGTAAACCGATTGCAAAGCAGGAATAACGTTACCCGCGTTAATTACACCACCCGCGATGTTTTGAGGCGCTGGTAAATTAACGTCGTTTTGTGCGGTTGTAAACAAGCCGTCAAATTGACCCGAAAGTGAGCCGTTACCTTGCCAAATAGAAACCTCGTTAGCGGCTGCAACTTTTTCAGCAGCATAAGCAATAAGGTAATCAGCAAAAGATTTAGGTAAAGTATCGAATGAAGAATAACCCATTTCGATAGATTGCCAAGTTGAATGAAACTCTTTTTTACAAAGTGTCATATTCACTTGAAGGTCTTTAACTTCTAAAACACGCTCGGTTAAGTTAACTTGTCCTGCGGGTTGGAAATCACAACTTGCGTCTTGCAAAAAGTTAGTTGTTTCTAAACGTTG